CATCCGAACAACCGATTTTTTTCAATTGACGAAGGATTTCATGCACCGCATCTTTACCACAAGTCTCGAATTTAATCGTTCTAACTCCACCGACATTCGGTATTTTGTACTTTCTTGTCGAAGGTGCTGTTTCGTACACCGTTTCCGATCTCTCAAACGTGATATTCTCACATCGTGGAAATGGATAAATTCGCTCCAACAACGCTGTCGAAGTTGTGATCATGTCTTTTATGTCTGCACCCAATGTAGGCGACAAAAGATTGATTGTGTTTCTCGTAACACCGTCCGCCTTAAAGCGTGGAACGATAATAGGAAACGCAACCGCTTGCATTTGAAGTACGCAATCTGGACGGCCCAATACTGGAAACGACGGATTCGCACATGAACAAATAATTTGGCTCATTTTTTCTATGCTCTTTCGAGTCTTATTTAATTATTTAACAACACAATGTCGTATTGTACATTTCAAGTTTAACCGATAAGTCGATCCCGCTCAAGTTTTCATGAATAATCGTTTTGTCAGATCCTTTGTCGGTGATTTCAACACCGAATCGTGGTCGTGGTCTTCTCGTATAGCCGTCCAAACGCTTAAATGTGTAATCCTCTTCGATTACATTTATAAACGCACTAGAAAGGTTTTCCATCGGTTTAATCACTAAGTCGTTATGTTGGTCGTTTTTCCATTTTGGCGTATTCGCCCAATCCATAAAAAACAACCGAGCATCGTAACTCGCTACAATTGACGAATCCGCAGGTAAATTCTCGTACTCATAAGAAACTAAAAGCCAGATAAAAGGCGTTTTGTTCAGTGTTCGATTATTTATTTTTGCGTACTCATTATTTGTACTCGATGGCGAACCATGCAAAAAGAGAATTTCGGGAGCCACAACAACCGACGAATCGAATGGATCTGGTGACGGCCCTACTGGAGTAACTTCGATCCATTCATTGAATGAAAAGTCCGTGACCCTGTATTCGTTTCCGTCTCCATCTTTTACGATTTTTCCTAAAGTAATATGCATCGTATTGCACACGAAAATTTTGTTACCGACGATCGATTTAACCGTGATATTCAAGTCTATCCGACTTATGATTGTGCGTACTATGTCAACTAAATTAGTGTCCATTCTATTACGTAAATGTTGCAAATCTCACCTCGACCCCTTTATACTCTGGATAGTCAGTTCGATTAAATGTACTCATGTAGTATTGTATCGTTTTGAAGGTATCAACTCCGTCGTTATACCGTCTGGTGGTGTCGTGCTGTATTGCTGTTTTCGTTTCTACATTTTCACCGATAAAAGAATCAACGCCCAAAGTTGTCGAGCGTGTGATCTGGTCACGAATGAATAAATAATAAACGAAGCCTTTCAACATTTCGACCATTCCTTTAGACTGTACCATAACGCAGTCGTTTTGCTCCACAAACGAGTCGTATACCATACTAAAACGTGGTGCGGTTGGAGTACCGACAGGCACGGTATTCCAATCCACCACAAAGAGATCGTATAATTCTTTACCAAACAACTTCGGCAAATATTCAGCCTCTACGTCGTCAATATACAAATCGAGATCCTGTTCCTGTTCGGGATCTAGTGCAATTTTAAGTTGACCGAAATCGAAGTCGCTTATGTCGAGAATCATTCCCATTTTATAAACTCTTTAATGTACTTTTTATTTTGCTTTTACGACCTTCTTGTTAATACATGCTCGGGCGGTGCTTTCGTGCATTACGATTTTATCGCCCTTCTTGTATGTACCGAACTTTTCAGCCGTTACAACTACGGTAATCATTTGACCTTTTTTAACGTCGAGGGTTTCGTCTTTCGACTCTTCCGTAGTTGCCTTTTCCTCTTCGTTCTCAGTTTCGGTTTCGGTTGTTCCCTCAGTCGCTTCCGCTTCCGTTTCTTCAACCTCTTCCGTTACCTCATCTGTCGTTGTTGCTTCTTGAGTTTCCTCAACCACTGGCGCAACTTCTTCGACCTTCTTTTCAGTAGGTTTCTTCGCAGTGGGTTTCTTGACCGTGTTTTTCTTTGCCATAATTCAACTTTTAAGGGTTTCTATTTAGACAGTAATCGCCAATTTAATTACAGCGATGTCGTCATAAATGAACGCTTGTTCGTCCAATTTCTTTACGAATGCATGGAAACGAGACTCACCAACCATCGTGAACTTGTTCGTAATGAATTGATCGTTGATCCATCCAATTCGAACCGTATATCCGATGTAGTTTGTTACGTTATACTTGCTCATATCCGCCACAAAGATTTTTCCCTCAGGAATGTCTTGAAATGGTACGATAGTCACGCCACCGATCGTTACTCTATTGAATAGCGACGCAGAAGGGTACAACGGAAGACCGTTTCCATCTTTAGCCGAAACTAATTCACAAAAGAAATCGATTGGATTTACCATAACGATATTCGCCATGTATGGCATTTCGTCCTGATAATTTTGCGTAACATAAATATCTGTAATACAAGCGTTTACAACATCCATGAAATTCGTGTCCGAAACACAATTAGCCATGCCACCCGCAACAAAAGTACGTCCGTAAACTGTCGCTCCTGTTGGGTTTTCACCGATACCGTCACCGAATAAAATTCCATTTTGACGCTTCAAATCATGCTTCGCACGTAGGAAGTTTGTCGCAATAGACTGTAAATTCGGAATATCCTGTACCGACTCTTCCGTTAGGATCTCATATCCCGCAACCTTTACAGGCTTAGCGTAACGAGTTTCTACCTTGAAATCGACTTGAGGCTTAACCGCACCTTCCGCAACGAAAGAAAAATCGCCATCTTTAGGTACAGACTCAGTATAAGCGTAAACCGCTTGATTCGTATTGAACATGTTCACCAATCCGTCGACAATTGCCGATCTAAGATTCACATTCGCAGGCGGTGCCATTTGTACCCCCGCAAGTTCTGGAATACCGTCAGGGTTCGTTGCCGATCCTGTCGAAATGTCTTCCGGTACTTTAACCGTCATTTCGATTAAACCATGACCCGCATTTTTGATCGCTTTGATCTCTTCCGCATTGTCTGCTACGAACTTGCGAATCTGTGCTTTCGCACTTTGATTCAATTGCATTCCGTTGCCCTTCATTTGGTCAAGCATCTTCGTGATCGCAATTCCTTGCTTCGATACCGCCTCAGTTAACGCCTTGTTTTCTTTTGCAAGAGTAGCCGTAAATTGAGATTTGAACTCCGCCAATTGCTCGGGAGTTACTTTACTTTGAACATCGTCCTCGATGCTCTTAATGTACGCTTCTTGAGTCGCTGAATGCTCCTTCAATAGTGCGAATTTTTCTTCTGCTGACTTCTCTTCGAATGCATCTGTCGAGATACCTTTTTCGGTACAAAACATTGCGAAAGTCATGAATTTTAAAATTTCCGTTTTCATTTTTGGATTTTTTAAATTAATAATACGAAATCGAACTTTTCGACCCCTTTTTTTTGTCCTCAGTGACTTCCGTCGGCTGATTCTCTTGAGTGTCTTCCGACGGCTCAATTCCTTTTACGCCTAGCGTTGGCGTTAACGAGTTCGATCCTTCCAATACTGCGGAAATCTCGATTAATTTTGCTTCTAAAACCGCATAAAAATAACCTTTTTTCTCGACCTCTTCTTTATTTCCTATTTGATCAATGTACTTGTCGTAAGTTTCTTTGTATTGCGAATGATCTGGCTCGTCTGAGTCCATCGCTAAAAAGATCTTAACGTAATACATCCCGACAGAATGTTGATCGATTGTGCCGTTCTTATACTCCCCGAAGATCTGGTCGTTTTTTGCTTTCTCGATGTTCGAATCCATCATTAACACGGTCGTTTTTCCTGCCTTGTTAACTCCTAAGTCGGACCATTTAACTTCCTTTTCGTAGACCTTTTGAGGCGTTCCGACCTTTGCTGTGATTTTATATTCGTGGTCGTGCAAATGCCAAATTTTGCCAACTCTTTCGCCAATTGATTTCGAAAATGTAGATCCAACATGTACGTCGCCGTGTGAGTCAAGCCAGTTATACGTGTTACCGATTAAAGTTCTTTTTATCACATCGTCCGTGTCATTCTTTGCACTGGTCGTTAATTCCTTTGTAGCGATTCCGATAGGAGTTTCATCGATTATCAATTTAGGAGTAAAAACATTCGTTTTTTTCGATGCTTTTTTCATCTCCAGAATATCCGATTTATTTGCATGTAAATATGCGAATAGATCCTTTCTCGTTGCGAATGTTTTATCTTCTGAACTCATTTCGTTATCGGTTTTTTACTGGATTTCTTTTTGTCGAGATCCTTAATTAATTTGTCCGCCTTGTCCTTACTTACTTTCGTTTTCATTTTGTTTGTCGTTTGTTGTTCCAGATTTACCCATTAATGCGGACCCGCCCTCGGTTGTTTCAAGTCCGAGAATGTGTTCACGAGTTTCGTCAACTGTCAAGGCTTCGACCGCTCTTTGTGCTACGTTAGTAGGTACATTCGATAACCTTTGAGCGACCTCGTTTGTTGAGGCTTTCAATACATCAATAGACTTTTTATCCGTTATTAAACGCTCAGAAAATCCAAGTGCTTCGCCTAAAAATTTCGATAATTCTTTGTTTACCTTTTCATCTAATGGCAAATAAACGTCCGTGTATGCCGTTTGCTTCGCCTCAGATACGTTATTGTATGTCGATGAGTCATTATCATTAAACAATACCGATGGCATCCCGAAAACACCGCAAATGAGCCTTAACGAAGATAAGATACCTTCGAGCAACTTTAAATCCGTTGGCGTCATTCCTGTTTGAATGAACCGTAATTTTGCCGATGTTAAGTGTATTTTATTGAACTTATCCGCACCGCCAGTGTCTTTATCGAACTCGCCCTGTAATCGTTCACGCTCTGGATCTAGCATCGGAGTATCGCCATCCGAAGAAAGTAATCCGATTATTCCACGACTTTTGAATATCGCCCCGTCCGCCTTTAGTTTCTCCATTGAAGAACAAACAACAACCCAAGCCGATTGTAACGGTGATAATCCGTACTTCGCCTGTGTGCCATTTACATTAACGACATTCGATGTTTTTATGTGTAGGATCTGTTCGATTTCATAGGGTACTATCGTACCGTCGAAAAGAGTGTAATCGTAACGAATAATTTCCCCGATCTTATTACAAACGATCGTTACTCTTTGAGTGACTAAAACCTCGAGCGATTGACCCATTCCCTCGCCTCGAATTAATCTTATAAAACTATTTCCAGTTAATAAAAGATATTCATTAATTTTTGTTCGAAATTCAACCTCGTCGTCGTCCTCATTTGGGTTCGCCAGAATGTCAAGAATTTGACCCTTATCCGTTACCGTTCCGTCTTCTAATTTGATAACTCTTTTTAACGATGCTGTCGTTTTGGCGATTTTGTTTACCACCATAAAAACGAGAGGGTTTTCTCCGTATGCTTCGGTATATTTTGCGAACGCTCCTGCCTTGCCTAAGATCCAAGAAAAATACGAGTCGATAAATGTCCATCCGCTAGAGCCTTGACCGCCTTGAGCGTTTGGCGTGATGCTCTTCGATGTCATTGTACTCAAGGCTTTTTGTAAGATGTTTCCCGCCATTTCCCAGTATTGTTTCGTCAAATATAGCGAATTAATTTTTCACTTTTCAACCGTTATTAAAAAAATGTTATAAGTGGATAACGGATCGAATCGCATGCGTGGTTGTCTTTATCGATTGGAATGTCCAGTATCGTTTCGGTTCGCTCATCAACTTTGTACTTGTAATTATTAAATTCATTCACAACATTTTTCGAACTCTCATGCACCAACAAATTGTACGAATTAACTTTTCGAATCCCGTCCAATATTGAGCCTTGACCCTTTTTCGTTTTCATTGCAGGTAAACCCGCTTTTTGCATTGTCACAATAGATCTCGGCTCGGAAGAGTCACAGACTAAATACGTCTTTTGCTCTTTCAATAGAGTTTCTAACAATAAAATGTCGATAACTTGTTGAAAATCATCGATTCCACTACCGTAAATGATCTCTCGAATGTACAAATCGTTATCGACGAGCGTTAATTTTATGCATACTAAAGGGTCGTTAAATCCCCAATCTAAGCCATAAAAAACGTAGTCGTAGCCAGTAGGATCGTCGCCTTTATAGATTGACCATTTCGGAAAAATAATTTCTTTACCTACATAAATTTCGCCTTTTCCGTACACGGTCCACTTTCTAGGATCTGCCGTTCCTTGCTCCCTGTTATACTCCGTATCTTCATAACCTTCGATTTTTTTGATTTGCTGTTTCGATAAAAAAGGATTATCCAGATAAGTAGATCGAAATTCTGTTACATCGTCACGCATATTTAGTTTGTAAACGTACGAATTTGGCTCAGATGGATTACAGTCACCGATCCAAAATTCACGACATCTTTGTTCGAGGTTGTCGAACGTCACTCTCGGAATATTGA